TTTGTTCCGGTGTTCCGCTCGATCTGCCAGGGACACCCATACACGTACGCATGCACGCGTACGCACACGCACGCACACGCACGCATGCACCTGTATGTATATGTCTTTTTCTCTCTGGAAGCGGAACAACGGAACAAACGGACGCCCGGCCCAGTCATGCCAAGGGGTTTACCCCGTTCCGTTTTCTGTTCCGCCCCCGGAACAAGCGGAACAAGCGGAACACCCCCTCCTGAGGCGTTGCCGGGCCCCGCTGGCGGGGTAGGCTGCATGGGCCACTGCACCCACACCAGAGCCATGCCGATGCCGAGCGATGCGGAGATACTCGAAGCCATGGGCGCCGAACGACTCGAGGGCGCATCCGATGCCGTGCTGGCCCAGGTCGCCGCACGCCACGCCCTGATCACCCTCCGCCTCGCCATCGCCGCCGAACGGATCGCCGATGCGCTGGAGTCCATCGCTGCCCGCCCTGGCGGGATGGGGTAAGCTGCACACACGTTCCACCCTCAGCACACCGCCCCATGCCAGCCGGTAGGCCCAGCGCGATTCAGCCCGAGATGATCGAGACGGCCGGTCGCCTTGCGTCAGCCTGCGGAACCATGAACGGCATCGCCCGCGGCATCGGGGTTCACGTTGACACCGTTCGCGACTGGCTCCGCAAGGGTGAAGCTGACGAAAGTGATTCGATCTACCGCAGATTTTTCCAATCCATACAGGCAGGCTTGGTAGAGGCTGAGATTTCGCTTACCTCAAAGCTGCAATCTGGTGACGGTAGAGATGCTGCTTGGCTGCTCAGCCATTCGCCCTTCTTCCGCGAGCAGTGGTCCGACGCCGCCGCCGAACGCCGCGCAGTCCAACGCACCCTCACCGGCGTGGTGGCCGCCATCGACGCGGCGGGCCTGAGCGACGACCAGCGCACCCGCCTCCTGCTCACCATGCAGGCCCAGGGGGTTGGGGTGCAGGTGGAGGCCAGCGAGTGATCTCAGCCGAACGCTATCAACGAATCACCGACGCCATGCAACGACTTGGCGGAGATGCGCCGTTGACATCCGAGGATGCCGACCTTGTTGGCACGCTGGTAGCTGGCACCCCTGCAGCAGGTGGAGGGGGAGTGATTGAGGCACGGTACGACATCAACCCAGCTCCTGATGTGACCACCGAAAAAGAGCTGAGACAGCTGATGAGAGAAAACGGAGAAAAGAGCCAGCAGGATCACGATCGGTTCATCAAGAGGATCGACAAGCAGAACGCCAAGCTCCGCGACACGCTGACCAGTCTTCGCGAGGCAAACGCCGATCTCCGGGCCGAGTTCGACCGGACCGATGAGGCCATCGCCAAGCTGCGCGCCGCCGTGCAGCGACTGTGCCAGGTGGAGCCTGATGCCGCTGCCGAGGCCCCCGCCGACCGCGACCGTCCCCTGCGCCTGCGGCATGGCTGACCCCACCCCCCGCGACGCCATCCTCCGCGAAGCCATCCGCCAGCACCGCGAAGCCGCCCGCGAGCGCGCCACAGCTGCCGAGGCCGCCCAAGAGCTGCGGCGCCTGTTCACGCCACCCCCGGAGATCCCCGCCTACCATGCCGTCTCTCGCTGACCCCATCTCCACAGCCATCGCCCGCGACAGGCTGGCCCAGCTCGATGCCGCCGGCCCGCCACCGCTGGCGCCCTACGAGCGATCCTTTGGCGATCACATCGCCCACGTCTTCCCCAAGTTCCCCTTCACCCGTCACAACAACCGCCTGATCGAGATCGGCCAGCGGGTCGGCACCGGCGAGATTCCCAGGTTGCTGCTGATGCTGCCGCCGCGGCACTACAAGAGCACGGTGTTCTCCAGGTTCCTGCCGTCCTGGTTCCTGCGCCGTTATCCCGATCGAACCTGGGGGCAGGGTGCCCACAGCCAGCCACTGGCGGAGGAGTTCGGCCAGGCCGCCCGTGACTACTTCGTGGCCTCCGGTGGGGCCCTGGATCCCAGTAGCGCCGGCAAGGGCCGGTGGAAGGTCGCTGGCCACCTTGGCGGGTTCTGGGGTGCTGGTGTCGGCAAGGGCACCGGCCTGCCCGCGCACTTCATCAACGTTGACGACCCGATCAAGAATCGACAGGAGGCCGAGTCCGCCGCGTACCGCCGTCAGCTCTACGACTGGTGGTCCACGGTGCTCAACACCCGTGAAGAGCCCGGTTGCATCAAGCTCATCACCCACACTCGATGGGCTGATGCCGACCTGATCGGCTGGCTGATCAGCCAGGTTGAGGAGCTGGAACGCGACGGCGACGCCGATGCTGCCGAACCCTGGCACGTGATCCAGATGCCGATGCTCGCCGAGCCGGTGCAGATCGCGATGCCGGCCAGCCTCACGGTTGAGCCGGACGATCGCCAGCCCGGCGAGGCGCTCGACCCTGATCGGTTCGATGCCGAATGGGCCCGCAAGAAGCGACTCAACACCCCTGATCGAGACTGGGCCGCTTTGTACCAGCAACGGCCACAGCCCGACGGTGGCACGGTGTTCTCCGCCGAGATGATCCGGTACTACGGCACCGCCGACCGCCCAGGGTATGAAGGCGACGCGGTACTGCCCGAGCGGTTTATCAGGATCCTTGCCTCAATCGACTGCACCTTCAAGGACACCGCTGGCACCGATATGGTGGCGTTCCAGAACTGGGGGCAAACCAACGCTGGACTGTGGCTACTGGACGCCATCGATCGCCGGATGGACTTCAGCGCAACTGTTGACACGATCAATGCCATGTGGCCGCGGTGGAAGTTCGGCGAGCTGCTGGTAGAGGACAAGGCCAACGGCCCTGCTGTGATCTCCGTACTGAAGCGCGATGCCGTCGCGTTCACTGTTCACGCGATCGAACCAGACGGCGGTAAGGTTGCCCGCGCCAATGCTGCAACGCCGCAATTCAACCAAGGCCGGGTGTTCCTGCCGCGCTGGCATCCGCTGACCCCGTTGATCGTAAACCAGCTGCTGAAGTTCCCCGGCGCCAACTACGACGACCAGGTGGACGCCGCCACGCAGACGGTGAACTACGTGCAGGGCACTGGCCCCTTCCACATCGGCACGGCTTACACTGGCTACGGCACCGCCCCGCCGGAGCCAAACCCCTACGACCAACCCAAGCCCCGCGCACGGCTGATCCCGCGTGGCGGGGGATTCAGGTAACCACCACATGACCGACCCGATGGACACCCCCAGACTCGCCACGGCAAAACTGCACCGGAAGTTGAAAGATCGGATGTACCGCTATACTGAAAAGCACGGCATTACGGGCTTCGAGGCTGCCGGCGTGCTGTTTGCCCTGGCCACCGAGGTGATGACCTCGACCCTGGTGCGGGATGGCCTGCTGCAGGGTGGGCCTGACTGGGCAGAGGAGGAGGAGCAGTTAGAGCAGGACATCCCAGTCCCTGCTGAGGTGAAAGTAGATGCGGCCAGTGATGCCGAAGCCAAGCTGCTGGCAATCATCGACTGCGCCCACGGTCGCATCGCTCAACTGGAACATGCGCTGCGGGCAATGGCGGACTTGGCCCAAAACGAGATCAAAGAGCGCCAAGCTCAGTTGACTCAAGCGGTCATTACCGCGAGGAACGCTAAAGAGCAGCTCACCAAGGAACGCGAGGTTTTGCGTGAATCCCTCCAGCTCAACGGCCGGGAAGCACGGATCAACGAGCTTCTTCACCGCTTCGGCCTGACCCTTCCCACCCAGGAACCCCAATCATGAGCACGCCCGACGCCTTCTCCTGCGGCGCCTGCAGCTGGTTCCAGGCAACGCTGATCCACAACACCACAGGCCTCGCCGCCACCGGCTACTGCCGCCGCCACGCCCCTGCTCACAACGGCTTCCCGGCGGTTTTCGTCGATGGCTGGTGCGGGGATTTCACCCCTGGTTCGGAGGGCACGGGGGAGGGGGCGCCTGAGGGTGCCGAGGTGGCGGTGGATGCTGCCAGCGATGCGGCCACCGAAACCACCGAGGCCGAACTGCGGGCCCGAATTCAGGAGCTGACCAAGGAAACGGAGATGCTCGTCAAAGGGATGGACGTGTTCGGCGATCACTGCGCCAAGCTGATCGGCGACAACACCCAACACCTCGCCCGCAACACCCAACACCTCGCCCGCATCGCCCAGCTCGAAGCCGAGGCCAAGGTGATGCGGGATGCGATGGGGGAGTCGAGGGAGGTGGAGCGGCAGGCAGTCGACAGCCGCGACCGTCGCATCGCACAGCTGGAGGAGGCGCTGCGAGATATGGCCGAACTGGGGCGGGAAATGGCAGGAAAGGCGAGGGTTGATGACACGACCTCTGTCGCCAATCACCTGCTAATCAACCACCTGCTCGAAAGCTGCGGCCTGACCCTCCCCGACCAGGAGCCCACTGAGTGACCCCCACCGACCCCCAAGCCCGCCGCCAGGCCTACCTGGAGGCCCTCTACCACTGCTCCGGCCGGCACCGCCGTGATCACCCCATGCACAGCCTGTACACCGGCCTTCTGCAGGCCCGTGCGGCGGAACTGGTCGAGTTCGATGTGCTGGTGACGGTGGGGGAGGTGGGGGCGTGACCGATCCCCCCACCCGCAAATTCCCCCCGCCCACGGCCATCAGCGAGCGGCTCATCACGCAGAACATGGGCCTC